GTATTACATATATATACTATAAAGCAATACTTAGTTGCTACTATATATAAGAGATATAGTTTTTTATGTATAATCTGTTTTATATAATAATTATAATAAATACTTAGGTACTTAGTTTACCTATCTACCTAGTAAGTACATACCTATATATAAGGGATAGGAAACTCGATTGTTGAGAGCCTTGCTACTTACGCCACGTTATGTAAAGTATTAGGGGCAAGGGGTCACGACACGAATACAGAGACCTCATACTAGGTGTAATACGATGCTGTAGCATTTTGGGTATGGGACATGGGTAAGCAAGCGAATACCGAATACTGCTACCAGTGTGCAGCTCAGGCTTAGGGACATGGAATGGGTTTGAGTACGCCGGAGAGGGAGTCCCATTCGTACCTCCCCCCAAAAAAAATATGGCTTTTCCTGTTTCTGATAATATAGACGTATTACGAGGAGTGATATATGTCAGATACATACGAAATAGATAAAGGTGTACAGTTAAGCCATAAACCAAGAGCATACGTTTACCCATACAATGATATGGAGTTAGGGGACAGTTTCTTTGTACCTAATGGGAAGATGCCAACGGTTAATGCGGCTAATTACCGTGCATTTAAGAGGCTTGGGTGGAAATTCTCTGCCCGTAAGATTGATGGTGGAATTCGTGTATGGAGAACGGTATGATTAACGGTGCTGCTGTCATTGACCAACTGGTTGAGAGTGTGGATGAGGACTTTAAGCGTAAGTACCTTGACCGTGTGTGGGGGATGACTAAGATTGATATGTTCAAAGAGCTTATGCGGGTGCATGGTGAAAGCACTAAGATGATGACTCAAGCACAAGCTGAGATTGATAACTTAAAAGCCGTGATTGCCCAATACTCTGAGGGTAAACTTTAATGGCTGATTACCATATTGTTGATAATGGCGAGATGCTGGCTTGCGACTTTGTGGATAGCTTGATGCGTATACGCTTGCAAGAAATTGTCAAAGACTTGGAAAGCTACATTGAAGAAGGGATTGCTGACCCGGCAGATAAGAAGGTGATTAAGGCAGCAGAGGTTATTCTTGGATACATTACTTAAACAATACCTCTTTGAGACACGCTCAAACCTGTCCTTGCAGATGAGACGGGCATTGGCTTGCAAAACCAAGAAGCAGAAAATCAAACTAGCAGATGAGTGGCAAAAGAATTATTCTGAACTGATGTACAGAGAGTTAATCTCCTGTGCAAGAAACAAAGAAGTCTGTGTCAGGATAGCCAATTGGGAACAAGATGAGCGCATTTAATCTGCAACACTTCTACAACTTCTGTAAGCAACTTAAGATTGAGACCAAAGAGCAGGGCTTACGCAAGATGGATAACTTGCTGGGCACGCAAACCTACGTCATGGGTGAGATTGCTAAAGGACTAGAAGAAGGTGTTCACTTCTTTACTATCCTCAAAGGTAGACAGCTTGGGATTACTACTATCTCACTTGCCCTAGACCTGTACTGGCACTTCATGAACCCCGGCTTGCAAGGAACCTTGACTACTGACACCGAAGAAAATAGAGATATGTTTCGCTCCACTCTTTCGATGTACATGGATGGGTTGCCCAAGGAATACAAGATTCCTTTGATTGCTCACAACCGTACTCAGATGAGCTTGAAGAACCGTAGTCGATTGTTTTATCAGGTTGCAGGAACACGCAGCAAAGGAACATTAGGTCGTGGCAAAGCAATTACCTTTTTACATGGAACAGAAACAAGCAGTTGGGGTGATGAAGAAGGTCTTGCTTCCCTCTTGGCTTCGCTTGCTGAAACTAATCCCATGCGGATGTACATCTTTGAATCCACTGCACGGGGCTTCAATATGTTTCACGATATGTATACAACAGCTAAACGGGCTAGAACACAAAGAGCTATTTTTTGTGGCTGGTGGCGCAACGAGTTGTATTCACTCGACCCTAAAGGTAAAACATACGAAGTTTATTGGGATGGCAAACTAACGGGTGAAGAAAAAGAGTGGGTCAAAGATATTAAGAAGTTGTACAACGTAGAAATCAATTCACGACAAATAGCGTGGTGGCGTTGGAAACTTCTTGAAGGGATTAAAGACGATTCGCTCATGTACCAAGAGTTTCCTCCTACCGAGGACTATGCCTTTGTGATGACAGGCACTTCTTTCTTTTCTAACGCACGGTGTACCGATGCCGCTAAAGCTGCCAAAAAACAAACCCCCGACTATTACCGCTACTCCTTTGGAGCAAACTTCCAAGACACCAACGTACTCAAGTCAACGGAACGTCTTGCCTCACTTAAGATATGGGAGGAGCCTGTCGATACTGCTTACTACGTTATCGGTGCTGACCCTGCCTATGGTTCTAGTGATTGGGCTGATAGGTTTTGCATACAAGTATATCGGGCGTACTCCGATGGCTTGGAACAGGTGGCGGCGTTTGCCACCTCTGAAATGAATACCTATCAGTATGCTTGGGTGATTGCCCACCTAGCCGGGGCTTACAGGAATTCCACGCTTAACCTAGAAGTTAACGGTCCGGGGCAAGCAGTCATCAACGAATTGCGTAACCTTAAGCGTCTAGCCTCTAACATGGGCAACCAGATGGGCACAGATTTAATGAACGTGCTGGGCAGCATGACTTCTTACATCTGGAGAAAGAACGACAGCCTTGGTGGACTCTCGCAAAGCATGGGCTGGCTAACCACCTCTGCAACCAAAGAACGTATGCTCACCTACATGAAGGATTACTTTGAGCGCAACATGATGGATATTCGAGACATGGATACCATTGAGGAAATGAAAACAGTTGTGCGAGACGGTGGTTCGATTGAGGCTACTGGCAGGAACAAAGATGACCGTGTGATTGCCTCAGCCTTGGCAGCAGCCGCCTATGCCGAGCAAGTCCAGCCTCAATTGATTGGCAGACGCATTTCTAGGGACGTATCTAAGAAGCAAGAGGAGCTAACCCCTGAAGAAGTGGCTATGGGGCGCAATGTTAGCGAATACTTAAAGAAAATAGGCATCTACGGTGGAAACCAACGTCATATCTAAGAAAGAGTTGCTCAGAACGATGAAATTGTTCTTTGCAGACCAGAATCGGGGCATAAGCATTGATTTGTTTGCAGATTTAGCAGGATTAGGTACAAAAACGATGGTTGAGGTGTTTATTAACCAAAATGCGCCATTATCTGAGTATGTGCAGCGTAGAACCAGCAAAGCATACAAAGCATGGCGTAATGGGGACGTAGCGGTAATGAAGAACCGTGATAACTCCAAATTTGTGCAGTACCGCAAGGAATCCAAGCCCAAGATGGTTCGTGGCTATGGGTTACAGGTAGTAGGTGGGGAAATTAAACTGAAATTGGGCGTAAAAAACCGGGCTGATTACGATTCAACGCTTGCTGAACAACTTGATAGGGGATAAATGATGGCTCGTATACTTAGAGATTACAAATGTCAGGAGCATGGCTTCTTTGAAGGCTTTGAACCTACTTGTCCAGAGGGGTGTACCGATGAATTGGTTTTACAAGTCTTTCTTAAGAGTCCGGGCTTTGTTTCAGACAAGTCCAAAGCCGCCGATTCACACTTGCGAAGTCTTGCGAACGAATTCGGAATGTCTAACATCAAATCAACCCGTGAAGGAGAGAACCAATCAGGCTACCTCCAGCGCAACAACAAGTTCACGGAGAAAGAATACGCAGAAGCCGAAAAGTACGCTACCCCCAAAAAGCGTGGCAGACCCCGCAAAGATTCCCAGAGCCAACCTACACCGCCGCCGCAGCCCCAAGAAGCCCGTGCTGGTGACTCAGCAATCTGGGGGGGCGGTTTCCAAGGCATGAATATGGCTTCTGTCCTTGCTGGGCGTTTTGGTCAGCCTGTAAAAGATGAGACTGTGGGCTTGACACCACAAGCGGCAGGGATACAATCAGGACCTAGAACTGACCCCAACGCAACAATGCGGGACCCCGATAACCTAAAGATTAACAAATAATGCGTATCCCACCAAACAATGACGAACGGGAAAATTTTTATCTAGAACTCATGAATAAGTGCATGGTGTCTAGAGA